TCTAACTCACTAAATTGCTGTTGGTTTATTTTTGCCATTTATTCCTATCTTTTATGTAACTCAAATAATTTAAAAAAGCAACTACATTCATATTTAAGTAAAAGTCCCATTTACTTCTATCTTTACCGCTTAAGCTATCCAATGTAACATACCAACTCCAATAATCTAAGTGTTTTTGTTCTTCAGTTCGTTCAATTGGCTCTCCATTGTCATTCTCGCTTCGCTCATTTGTTTTACCAAATAATCCTCTATATGAGGATACAAACCTTCTATAACTTTGCAAAAAAAAACACACAAAGGATAAACTATGCCTACATTTATACTCTTAATATGTTCGACTTTTTCTGCATAATCCATTTCGACCTCTTTTAACTTAAACCATTTAATTTTATAAGGCTTAACAAACATCGCAACTAATTGAGGTAAGTTACCAATAATACTTTCTTCGCTTTCTGTTAATTTGCTTAAACTTATAAAATCTCCTGCGCTTAGTTTAGTGATGTCATAATTTACTACCCATCTGTAGCCATTGTGCTTAAACATCTCAACTGAGTTCGGAAACTCCATTTTAAAAATAAAGTTTACATTCTTAATCAGTTCTTTTAGTTGGTCGATTCTTATTTTCTCAACTTCAGCAACTGTAATTCCTGTTAAAATGGAAATAACTCTAATTTCTCTATCAATAGGATCAATCTCTTTATCTCTTGTAATATCATATATTAAAGGAAATTTCTCTATTGATATATCATGCCAGCTATTTGGTAATTCAATTGTCATCATTTTAAAAAGTACCTTTTAATTATATTATTGTGTATCTGCCTGTTTTGTATTTAGAGTAAGCATGGAAACTTAAACATGATGCCATAACTCCATCGTCATGAAATCCACTTGTTGCTGAATATTTAATTACTCTGCTTTTTGGATTGTATTCGTAAGTAAACATTTCAAGTTCTTTATCTAGCCAGTCCACATTTAAGAATTTAACTTCTTTGTTTTGATTGGCCACTATCAAAGATTCAACTATTTCTTTTTTACTTTGATTAGTTGTAACAAATGGTTCTATTGTGCAATAACTTGAACATTCCTTTTGCAGCATTTCAAATATGACATCTCCAATAGAGTTAACCTCAACCAATGCAGTTTGGACATTATTTGTCCTTAAACCTTGGGCAATATTCTTTACTATTGTGCCCCAGTCGCTATGTCTCCAACGTTCAATATAGAACTGTTCGCCTTTTTCATTGAATATAGAAAGTACCGAGTAATCATCTGCCCTTCCTAAGTCAATCCCTGCAAATGCTTTTCCGTAAGATTTGTTATCTGTTAATTGTCGGTTATTGAATAACATTGCAGAACCATCAATAAACTCTGCTAGGTATTCCTGCCTAAATATCATTTCAGGTAAGGTTAACTTTGCATCGTCTATCTCGGATGGGTTAATCATTGGGTTATCGTATGAAGTCATGGTAAACGCTTTGTATTGTTCGTTTATGCCTTCAAGTTGATGCATCTTATAAAAATGGTTTTTACCTTTTGGAGTTGAAATCAAAAGTACCTTTTTGCCTTTTACCAAAACAGTTGCTCTTAATACTTCAGTCCATGCTTTTTCATCCATAAAGGCAAACTCATCACAAACTAAGTAATCGAATGTGAAACCTCGAATGTTATCGTATCGCTCCGCTGAAAAGAATTGAATTGTTGAGCCTGTAATATACTCTATAATTAACTCTGACTGGTTAACCTTCCGGTATATCTCCATTCTTTTAGCAAATGCTTTAAAGGTTTCTTCAAATACTTTTTTAGATTGTTTGTAAACAGGACTTACCCATGCTATTTTACAGCCTTTATTATTTAAAGCCCAAAATAACATCTGATTCAATGCTAATAAAGTTTTACCAAACTGTCTGCCTATATTGATAACATAGTATTTTTCAGTTCCGTTATTTATTGCATTATGAATTTTCCTCTGATTCTGATGTGGGTTGTATAGTATTGCTTTCGCCAAAGTCAGCTTTAAATTTCATATTTCCTGTTATCTTCACATCCTGCTGCTCTATGTAACCTCTTTTCTTTGCTTTACATTTTAAATAGAACATAGTAGAAAGTGGATTGCCTTTTTTTATTTGCTGGTGCAAAGCTGATTCTGCAAAGTCCAAAGCTACATTGTCAATCTCTTTTACAGCTTTCTTATAGTTTTTATCTTTCTTTAACCAATCATAATGAGTATCACGATTTATACCAACTTCCTTACAAGCTGTAGAAACAACGTTTAAATGCTTTTCTAAGGCTATAAGCATCTGTTTTTTTAATATGTCGGAATTTGATGCCATTTTCTTTATTTTTTACTTATAAAGTACCAATAAATCTATCTAAATACCATTTAGCTTTTTCTAGGTCTTCTTTTAACTTTGTTTTGTCTTTCTTACCTGCTCTGCTAATATATTTTACTACATTTCCTAAATGAAAGTTAAGTTCCCATGCTTCAATTACTTTTATAGCTTCGTAGGTGTTTTCTTTACCTCCGTAGTGATTAGGATTATTTACTTGTTCCATCTTTGATTGTTGCTAATAAGTATTCAAGTAATTGTCTTCTACATTCTGAGCATCCTAAATTAAAAGGTTTGTTTCCTGACTTGATTGCTATTTCGTTTAATTCACTCCAGTTAAATGTAGGTGAATAGTTTTTACCCATTGATTCCCAATTTAACAAAGATTGCTTTATTTCTTCGGTCATAAATACCTATCGTTTAATCGTTCAAAGAGTGAAGCTATTAATGCAAAGGTAAAAGGAATAGTCAATAAATCAAAATAAGTAGTAAATTTAATTATTTGATAAATTAAGAAACTCCAATAAGTTAAGCAAAGCGGACATGTAAATGGTTTACGATGTAACCATAAAGGTTTAGGAATGAACTTTGCTATTATGTATGTAGTTGCTAGTAGTTGAATCATAAACTTTTAGATATTAAACAAACACTATCTGCATGAGGTAAATGACCAGGATGATTGTCATAAGCTATAAAAGTTGAGTTCGGATGTAAAAGTTTTATATTTCTTTTATAAGCTATACAACTAATTACTGATTGATCATGTCTGTGATTTGACCATTCGCCTTGGTAAGCATTTGTGTGAGCGTAACCTAAGTATGTGTCAAATACATTTCTCATATTATCATCTCTAAAATCAAAAGCCATTGCACATGCCATTACCATTGGCTGCTCTTTAGCTTCTGTTCTATTTATTTCAAAATGAGCTAAACAAATATCATGAGTATAATCAGCTATTGAAAAACCAATGTTATGAAATAAAATTATTTTATCTTCATTAAGTTTTTGCCAAATTTTATCAATAGGTTTAATTAAATGTATTGGACTATCTAGCCAAAGTATTTGATTATAACCTTGTTGATTTGCTTTATGAATTGAATAAGGTTTAAAAGCATAAGGATATTCACTATGTGGTTTACATCCTATTTGATCATAACTTGTATAATGAATAAAATCAATATCAGGTGCAAATTTTTTTATTGATTCTTTCATTATTTCAACTTGAGCATTATATTTTTCAGTATTGCTAAAAGTTACTATTGCTCTTTTGAATGAAGATGATGCAACTGTTTTTTTTGAATCATAATTATAAACTTGTAATGCAGCGTATATTTTTTTCTCTTTTTTTAAATCTAAACTCATTGTCCATTTAAAATCTTCGCCACAATTTATATTTGTAAACTTTTGTCTTTTTGCTATTTCTGTTTTAAATATGCTTTGTGTTGATGGGTATCTTTTTGTTATACCCTCTTTTAATTGTTCATTTTCATGATAAATTGACTGATCTATTAAATACTTTTTACCATCTATGTAAGCATTTATTTTATAAGTAATTACATCATAATCTTCATTTAAATGCTTTTTAATTAATTTAAAAAAATTATCATCAATATTATCATCATCATCTACAAAAACTAAATATTTGCCTTTAGCTCTATCAATTAATCTTTGTCTTTTTTCACCAACTGAAATTCCATTTGGTAAATCATAACGAGGTGAGTTATCAAATAATATCTCAACATCTTCAAACATTAATAATTTTATCCTATTGTAAAGTTTTTCAAAATCTTCTTTACGATCTTCTATTGTTGGAATTAAAATTGATAGTAACATTAATATAATTTGTTTTCTGTTGAATATCTGTAATGGTAAACAGGTTCTTTAATTTCTACTTCTGTTTTAATTAAACCTAATCTTTTGAGTTCCATGCAATAAGCATAATCTTCAAAGTTGCTTTTATCTTCAAATTTTATTAGTCTTGCAATATCTCTTTTAGTTGGAGTGATGTGATTTGTAGGTCTTAAATAAATTTCATAACCTTTTGACCAGTCAGCAGTGTATTCTAAATTCTTACTAATATACCATTCTTTTTTATCTCTTCCATTAGTTGTCATTATTCCATTAATGGCTAGTGCATCAGGTTTTTGTTCTAAGGCTGTAATTATGTTATAAATAGCATTAGGCATTATCATATCATCATCATCAATAAACCAAACATATTCGCCTTGCGCGGCATTTAATAAATCGTTTCTTTTTTGCCCTGTTGTTTTAGTTCCTTTTGGAGCATCATCTGAAATAACTTCAATTAAGCCAAAAGCATTCGATAAATCTAACTGTTTATTTATTTCAGTATGTAACTCTAAAAATAAGTTAGCACGTTGAGGTACAGTAGGAATAAGTATTGAAAGTATCATTTTATAAAATATGCTATTTCGTTAAATTTCTTTATTTTTCTTCCATCAATAAACTTTTTTACTGCTTTTTGACATCCTGTTAAATTCCAATCATCTATTATTATAATTCCACCACTAACTACTTTTTCAAATAAATGTTCTAAACAAACATAAGTAGATGAATATAAATCACCATCTAATCTTAACATTGCAATTTCTTTTATTTCTTTTGATGTTGGTTCAATTGTATTTTCAAACCATCCTTTTATCAATTTTAAATTATTAGTTGGTAAATTCCATAATTGAAAGTTTTTTAATACATCTTCTTGTGAATATGATGCAATACTTGTTGTTTCTAATACTCCAATTTTATTTATATCAATTTCACCTATTCCTGGTTGTTCTATATCATTTATTCCTGCAAATGGTATTCCTTCAAAACTATCAAATCCCCAAATAGTTCTTGATATTTGTTTATCTAACATTGCCTGTTGCATTGCACCTATTTGACTACCAGCAGCAACTCCACATTCAATAAAATCTCCTTTAATATCTTTTTCTAAAATATCAATTGACATTTTATAGGTAAACATTAAAACCTCTTCAGAACTATAAACAGGATGAACTCTCATGATATTACTGCTATTATGTTTTCGTTATTTATTAAAATTGGTTGAAAATAGAATGATTCTAAATATTCCATATAAATTTGAGTATCAATGTTATTGTGTTCAACACAAACCATTTTAACATTAAATTCATCTAAGTTTATTTGTTTAAGTATTGACAAGTCAAATCCTTCAGCATCTATACTAATAAAGTCATATTTCTTGGATTTATTAAAATCTTTCCAATTATAAGTTTGAACTGTTAAATCAAAATAATCAGTTGTGCCTTCCCATTTTTGTTTATCCTTAATTGATAAAGTAGAAAGCAAGCCACTATCACCTTTGCCTAAATGTTCACCACTAACATAAAATGAAGTTATGCCAGTAAAATCACTTATAGCGCAATTATGTAATTTAACTTTGTTATTTTCTTTATAAAGTTCTTGTAATTGTTTAAATGGAATAGGAGCAGGTTCAACTAAATCTGCACTCCAACCTAATTCAATTAACTTTCTACTGTTTGATAAAGTTACACCATCATTTGCTCCAATATCTAATAAATGACCTTTAAAATCTTTAAAGTATTCTAATATAATTTGTTCTTCGTTATTTTGACTATACATTATTGTATTTAGGTTTATTGATAATTAAATGTTTAGGTAAAAAATAATCTTCTGACTTTCTATATTTAAACAAATTATAGTCTGTGTTCCACATTTCTTGACTTTCAGTCTTTCTGTATTGTTCATCGTATTCTGATAAACCCCATGCAGGATGCCTGTGAGTAAATAATACTTTTTGATCTCCCATGTATTCATATTTACCTAGTAGATGTGCTACTTCAGTAGCTTCACAATCACACCATAAAGACTTATAATCAGGATGATAAATGTAATTAAAACGATTATAATAATCAAATCCCATTATACTCATTGTCATAATGTTTGCGTGTTGATTGCCATCTGAATAATGAAGAACCTGATCGTAGTTTCCTTTAAAGTCTTGTCTAATTATATTGTCAAATCCTTTAATTTCAAATACCATGTCATCTGAAGTATTTATTAAAATGTCCCAACCTTCAAAAATATCCATGTCTCGATTAATGGCATCTATTTTATTTTTTGAAGTTCCTCTGCTAATAAATACATTGTCATCAGGATAACTAAAACCAAACATACTTTCGTCATCTTCATCAATGCTAACTAAAATAGTATAATTCATTGAATTACAAAGCATTATGATATTATCAATTGCTTTTTTTGCTTTTTGTGGTCTGCTGCGAGTTGCTAGTTTAAAAAGTATGTGTTCGTTCACTCTTCAAAGTTATAAAAGATTTTTTCACTTTGCAATTCCTTTATAAATACTTTTCGATTTTCTTCTATTAACTTTGTTTTTTTATATTTAGGAATACTTGATTTGTGTTCAATAATATAATCTAAGGCGCAAATGTATTTATCAGTTTCTTCAAGTTGTTGGTAAGGTGCATCGGTTAATCCTGCTTTATAAATTCTGTTTGAGTAACCTGCATGTTCAAATCCATACTGCCCATACTCTGAATTAAAATAACCTACTTTATTTAATACTTCTTTTGTTAAGTATATAAATACACCACCACAATCTCGATATATCTCTAAATCGTTTATTTTAGCTTTTAAATTA